CGCCAACGGAACAACCGCTTATTGGTCTTTTGCTAATGTAGCATGGTCTCCAGCAGCGTTTACAGCTCGTGGGGCTATGATTTACAATACAAGTCAAAGTAACGCATCTGTTTGTATTCTTGATTTTGGCGCGGATAAAACCTGTACCAATTCATTCACCATTCAATTTCCAACCGCTGTGGCCTCTAGTGCCATATTACGAATCGCATAGGAGCCATCATGAACGACAAAATCACCGCAACAGACAAAGTGGAAGCCGCCACAAGTTACAACACTCAGCCCCATGACACAATGTCTATTGAAGGCTACTACACCGCTATCTGCTATAGCGCAGACGGGTTTGTAAAGTGGACTGAAGACATTCACAACGTGGTAACCACAGTTGGCAAAAACTTTACACTAGACACTACGCTAGGAAATGTTGCTGGCGGTGCAGTTGTAATGGGTTTAAAAGGTACAGGAACGGCAGTAGCCGCAGATACTCAGGCTTCTCATGCAACATGGTTAGAAGTAGGTTTGGCTAATGCTCCTACTTACTCTGGTAACCGTCCTACACCTTCATTTAGCGCAGCATCTGCTGGGTCTAAAGCCACATCATCAGCCGTATCTTTCACGATTACAAGCACAGGAACAGTAGCTGGATGCTTTATTAATATTGGTGGAAGTTCTACAAAAGACAACACAACAGGGACATTGTTCTCTGCTGGTGACTTTTCTAGTTCTAAATCAGTTGTCAATGGTGACACAATTGCCGTCACGTACACAGCTACATTGACCTAATATGGCAAACGGATGGGGCATAGGCGCATGGGGCGATAACCTCTGGGGAGGCGGGGTAGCCTACTCTGATAGTGTTACAGAAACTGCGGCTATTACTTCATCTGAGACTGGGACGGCGGCATTTGCTACGTCAATAACTGAAACAGCAGCAGCAAGCGATAGTCAAACGGTAGCAGCGACATTTGCGGTATCTAGGACTGAGACGGCGGCGGCAAGCGATAGCCAGACAGTAGCGGCAACATTTGCTAGGTCGGTTACAGAAACTGCGGCGTTGACAGAAACAGAGACAGCGACAACAGCGTACAAAGAAACAGTTACAGAGACATCGGCAATAGCAGATGTAGAGTCAGCAACAGCTATCTTTACCGCCTCGGTCACAGAGACAAGCGCAATAGCGGATGTTCAAACTGCTGTAGCTACATTCTTGGGTAGTATTGCTGAGAGCATAGCCATAGCAGATAGTCAGGTTGCAACCCTGATTATGACGATCACGGAGAGCATGGCGGCTACGGATGCCCAGACAGTTGGAACGTATTACATATTGAGTGTAAGCGAAACTGCGGTGATAACGGATAACCCCACGGCAGCAACACAGTATCCCGTAAGTCGCAGTGAAACGATGGCAATCACGGAAACAAACAGTGGACGGTATTTGTGGGAAGTAATTGATGACAGCCAGACCGCTTCATGGCAAAATATCAACAATCCCCAGACTGCAAATTGGGCGTTAATAGATGACACGGAAACAGCAAGTTGGACGTTGATTTCTACGTCTTAGGAGATTTAAATGGCAAATACATCGCTAATAGGTTTAACCCTACCAACTACAGGAACCTTATCGGGTACTTGGGGTGATACGGTTAATAACGCTATTTCACAAATTGTTGATGTAGCGGTAGCTGGTACACAGACCATTTCTACCGATGCGGACATCACTTTAACCCTTACAACAGGTAGTGCAAGTTCTACAGGATTAACGGGAAACAGCTCTCAGTATGCTGTTATTTTGTGGACGGCGGCTGGCACGGTAACTCGCACAATTACAGTCCCTGCCCAGTCTAAAACCTACGTGGTGATTAACAAAAGTAGCACTCAGTCAATTACGATCCAAGGTGTAACTGGTACGGGTGTTACTTTGGCGGCAGGTACACGGGCTATTGTGGCTTGGGACGGCACAAACTTTGTTAATGTGGGCGGTGGATCAGCGGCAGGTTCTAACACACAGGTTCAGTTCAATAGCTCTGGAGCGTTTGGAGCTTCTTCAGCTTTGACATGGGATGGTACATCTCTATCGGCTACCAAGTTTGCTGGTGCTTTAAACGGCACAGTAGGGGCTACAACTCCAAGCACGGGCGCTTTTACTACCGTTACGACCACATCCCCCATCGCTTATAACTACGGCGGTACAGGTCAATCAAGTGCGTTTACACAGTATGGCGTGACATATGCGTCTAGTTCAAGTGCATTGGCAACAACTGCGGCGGGTACGGCTGGTTATGTTTTAACTGCTAACTCAGGTGCAGCTCCCACTTTCCAAGCCCCAGCAGCTTCTGGCGTAACTCAAGCCAAAGCTACCATGCTCAACTTTATCTTCAGTATTTAAGGAACTACCATGAGTAATCCCAATCTTCTAGCCGCTACCACAGCGTCAGGCACAACGACTTACTACACACCGGGCGGAACTACTGCGGTGGTTCTTCTAGCAAACGCAGCGGCATCTGGTCAGGTGTACAAGATCAATCAGATCGTGGCGGCGAATGTAAACGGATCTAGTGCAGTCAATGCAACGGTATCTGTTTACACAAACGGTGCTGTAGCTCAAGGTTCTGCTCCAGCGGGCGGTACAGCGTATCCAATTATTTCAACTGTGTCAGTACCAGCAAACGCTTCATTAATTGCTGTTGACAAGACAACCGCAGTGTATTTGATGGAGGGTTCATCTATATCGGTGACATCAGGTACTGCCAGTGGTATTACGTACACCGTGAGCTACGAAGTCATCTCTTAATCGGAGTAGTACATGTCATTGCGCTATCAGGCTGGTATTAACTTGCCGGGGTACAACCCCTTAAAGGTTGCTAACGCCCCTACAATTGGCACTGCTACGGCTGGTACTAACAATTGTGCTTCAGTTGCATTTACTGCACCGTCTTGTGTAGGTGGTGGGGCTATTTCTTCTTACACAGTTTTTAGTAATTGTGGAGCAAAAACTGCTTCTGGAGCATCTTCACCATTGGTTGTTAGTGGGCTTACCACAAGTTCTTCATACACATTTAAAGTTATTGCAACTAACGCATACGGGCCAAGTTATCCAAGTTCAGCTTCTAATAGTATTACAGCTACTGTAGCTACATCTGCATCTTATACATGTGCAGGAACATATTCATGGGTTGCTCCAACATGTGTTACTTCAGTTGCTGTTGTTGCTGTTGGCGGTGGTGGTGGTGGGGCTGGCAGTATATTTTGCCCTTGTGTGGGGCAATACATTGAAGTTGGTGGTGGCGCAGGTGGAGGATTAGGTTATAAAAATGCCTATACCGTAACCCCCGGCAATAGTTACAACTTAGTAGTTGCTTGTGGCGGTGGCAGTGGTGGCGCTGGCGGTTGTTCTTATTTTGTATCTACGGCTGTTTTAAAGGCTGGTGGAGGCCAAGCAGGCAAGACTAACTCTTCAAATAATTGCGGTGGCACTTATGTAGGAACTGGCGGCGGTAACGGCGGTAAAGGAGGGTATGGTGGCGCTCCTAGTTCTTCTTACTCAAGCGGAGGTGGTGGTGGTGCAGGTGGCTATTCTGGTAATGGTGGGTCTGGGGCAATTCATTGTAAAGCCGATCCATGTGCGGGCAAACCCGGAACAGGCGGTGGTGGCGGAGGCGGTAATGCGGCTTGTTCTGGTGCGGCATCTGGCGGCGGGGGTGGTGGTGTAGGTATTTTTGGGCAGGGCAGTAATGGAACATTTCCGGGTGGCGCTGGTTCTGGTGGAACTGCTGGAACTTATTCTCCAACCACAAATAATGGTGGCGCTGGCGGAACTTATGGTGGCGGCGCTGGCGGCGCAAAAGCAGGTGGTTCTGGGCGTTCTGGCGGTACTGGTGGTAAAGGAGCAGTTCGTATTGTCTGGTGCGTTGGTGGATTACGCGGCACTCCATCTTTCCCTTCAACTAATGTGGGGGTTTAAGTAATGCCTAATTTCTCAGGAATCTGGACGGTTACCCAACAGATGCAAGCAAAGGGTGCAAGTACATGGCCTGCCCCTCCTATTATTCCGGGTCAGCAAGCCTATACAACTGTGGGTACTTATTCTTGGGTAGCCCCTGCAACAGTTACAGTGGTATCAGTTGTTGCAATTGGCGGAGGTGGGGCTGGTTCTACTGGGGCTGCTGGAAATGGCGCTGGATTAGGGTATAAAAATAACTATACGGTTGTACCCGGCAATTCTTATACGGTTGTTGTTGGCGCTGGCGGTACTGGAAGCTCCACATCTGGGCTGACTGGAACATCTGGTACAGACTCTTATTTTGTTAATACTTCTATTGTAAAAGGTGGTGCGGGTGCCAACTATCTGACTTGCCATTCTGGTGGCACTTATACTGGAGATGGTGGTGGTAACGGCGGATTTGGCTATTACCCCGGCGGTGGCGCTGGCGGATATTCTGGTAATGGAGCTAATGCACCAACTGGATGTCAAAACCAAACTGGTAACGCAGGTTCTGGCGGTGGTGGTGGTTCTGGCGGTTCTGGTACTACCATTTACAATGGCGGCGGCGGTGGTGGTGTAGGCATTCTTGGTCAAGGCTGTAGTGGTGCGGGTGGTGCTGGGTCAAGTACCACATATGGTGGCGGAGGTGGTGGCGGTTCTGGTGGATCTGCTGGCACTAATGGATCAAGCACTAAAGGTGGTAACGGCGGCGCTTATGGTGGCGGTGGCGGAGCTGGTAGTGGTCGACCTAATGGCGGAGGTAATGGCGGTGATGGTGCAGTGCGTATCATCTGGGGAACTACGGTTACCCGTGCATTCCCATCAACGAATACAGGTGATTTATAAATGAGTATCAAACAATACCCCGGTGGCATCATCACTCAAAACCCAACGGCTCCAACAGCTTCATCGGCTTCTGGTATTTGGACAACCAATCAAGCAGAAAACTATACCAAGCAAGGCATCTGGCCTAGAAGCCCCGGCGCTCCTACGATTGGCACGGCTACGGCTACGAGCGCCACTACAGCTACGGTTGCATACACTGCGCCTACCGATGCAGGTACAGGCTCGGTTACATATACAGCTACTTCTAACCCCGGTGGGGTTACAGGTACTGGAGCATCCCCTATTACAGTGTCAGGGCTTTCTCCCGCCACTTCATACACATTTTCTGTAGCCGGAGCAACACCCGGCGGTACGGGGCCTTCTAGCGCGGCAAGTAATTCAATTTCAACCCCTGCGGCAATTGGCCAGCAAGCGTATACAACGGCTGGTACGTTCTCTTGGGTCGCTCCGGCTGGTGTGACTTCGGTATCACTTCTTGCGGTTGGTAGTGGCGGTCGAGGTGGCGGAACTGCATTGGCTAACTGCTGTAACGCATATGGCGGGGGTGGCGGTGGCGGCGGTGGCCTAGGTTATAGGAATAACCAAACTGTTGTGCCCGGAAATTCATACACGATTGTCGTAGGTGCTGGTGGCGCCGGAGGCTGTTCTGGAAATAGTTATTTCTGCTCAACAAGCGTTGTAAAAGGTGGCGGTGGCGGGAACGGAAGCGTTAGAACTTGTGCACCCGCATCCTCATCTAAAGGGGCCGCTGGTACATATACAGGAGCCGGTGGCGGAAACGGTGGTATTGGTGGAGCTAACGGATTTGTAAATCCTTATAACCAAGGCGGCGGCGGCGGCGGTGCAGGCGGTTACTCAGGTGCTGGCGGCATTGGTGGTGAGGCTGGAAGAAACGCCTGCCGTCAAGCAACTGCGGGTTCAGGTGGCGGAGGCGGTGGCGGTGGCACTAACAGTGCTCGTGGTTCGGCTGGTGGCGGAGTTGGTATATTAGGCCAAGGTAGCAGTGGCGCGGCTGGTTTAAGAAGTTGTGGCTGTCAAGTTGCCACTGGTGGTGGTGGCGGTAGCGGCGGAGCCGCAGGTCAAAATGCAAGTTGTAACCCTAATGCCGTTGGTGGAGCATACGGTGGCGGCGGTGGTGGTTCTAATTACAACAACTACTCTGGCGGCGCTGGCGCGGTTGGCGCAGTGCGTATCATCTGGCCCGGCACGACCCGATCATTCCCGTCTACTTGCACTGGCAATCTTTAATCAGGAGAAAACATGAAACTTTATATTGAAACAGAAAACGGACAGACTAAAAATCACCCTGCGTTTGAGGATAACCTTCTTCAAGCGTTTGGTTCAATCCCAGAACACTGGGAGCCATTCACCCGTGTTGAGCGTCCCGTGCCTACCATATATCAAATTTTAGAATCTGATGAGCCTGTCTATACCAAGGTTGATGGCGTGTGGACTGATGTATGGTCATTGCGTGAAATGACCGCAGAAGAAAAGACTGCCAAACAGCAAACCGTAATCACTGCTTTTAATAACCGTGACCAAGCATCTAATTGGTCAGCATGGACTTTAGACGAAGCCACCTGCACAATGGTTCCTCCAATCCCACGCCCTGAAACCGTAGAAGGCGTTTTGGTATTTTGGTGTGGTGCAGATAATGCTTGGAAAGAAGCTCCTGCTCGTCCAGAAGGTAACTACAAGTTTGACTTCATTGCATGGACTTGGGTGGCAGTATGAGCAAAGTATCAAAGAAACAAAAGGTTTGTAAAGCTGCTGAGTCAGTGGCACAAGTTGTTCAAAACACGCAGCTTCAGGTTGCATACCATTTTCCATGCCCTATCTATTTGATTGAGCGTCCTGACTTTTTAGATGCTGTTAATGTGGTTTCTGAGGAGGGTTTGGCAGAGTCCCGTAAGACTCAATCGCTTAATGAAATCTATCCGCTGTACATGACGGGCAATTACTTCGGTGACCCGCGTATGGCTGGGTTTTCTGAGTTTATTGGTGCAACGGCTTGGAACATTCTCAATGAGCAGGGTTATGCCATGCAAGACAAGGCTGTGCAATTCACAGAAATGTGGACGCAAGAACACCACAAGCATTCCGCAATGGACGCACACGTTCATGGGTTTGGTTCACAAATCGTAGGGTTTTACTTTCTTGAGACTCCAGAAGATTGTTCTAGGGTTGTGTTTCACGATCCCCGTGCAGCCAAAGTGCAAATTGATTTACCAGAACAAGACATGAACGTGGCAACTCCGGGTAGCAAAATGATTAACTTTACGCCCAAACCCGGCAGGATGATCTTTGCTAATTCATGGTTAATGCATTCGTTTACACGCCATGCGTCTGATAAACCTATTAAGTTTGTTCACTTTAATTTGACGGTAATCCCTGCCCAGCAAACATGCAACATTCCACCAGCCGCTGAAATTATATGAACACGTACCAAATTAGGTTCAACAAAAACCGTGGACAAGCAGGTCGTGGGACAATGGATCATGTTTGGCGTGTGTTTGAAAATGGCAAGGAATACTTGTTCAAGAACTTGGACATCACGGTTCCCGTCAAAAGCGAGAAAGATGCTAATGGTCAGGACTACAACATTGTCTGTCAAGGTTATTTAACAATAGACCGTGATACTTCAACAGCTTTAATAGGAGCTAAAAATGGCGACAAAATTTATTCAAAAAGCAATCAAACATCCCGGAGCTTTGCGTAAAGAGCTGGGCGTTAAAGAAGGTAAAACGATTCCTGCAAAGAAGCTGGCGGCCGCTGCAAAAAAACCCGGGAAACTGGGGCAGCGTGCCCGTTTAGCCGAGACGCTCAAAGGATTTAAAAAGTAATGGATCCAATTACCATCTTTGCTGCGTGTAAGGCAGCACACGCAGGAATCAAAGAATGCGTGGAGCTTTATAACGAATTCAAAGAAGATGGTAAAGATTTATCAGGGATAGTCACCGACATCAGTCAGCATTTGGGTAAGTTCTTTACGCACAACGAGGAGTTCAAGGTTGCCGAGAAGGAAGCTCAAAAGGTTCCTTTACCCAAGAATATTTCCATCAATGAAGAAGCCATGAACAGGGTATTGCGTCAAGAGCAGATGCAACAGATGGAAACTGATTTGAGAGAGATGATTATCTATCAGGTAGGGATGCCGGGACTTTGGTCTAAGTTTGCTAATATGCGGGTAGTGGTGCAAAAAGAACGTGAGAAAGTTGAGCGTGAGCAAAAAAAGCCGTGGCAGAAGCTGCGTACAGACGTAGACTTCTTATTGAAAAGTACCAAGTACGGGCAACCGTTTGCGCTGCAATTTTGATTTTGGTGCTTGAGTTTGTTGGGTTGATGTACTATGTTCACAACGAGTATCAGAAGTCTAAGTATCATTTGGATTCAAAGTAATGTTTAGTTTATTCAACCCGTGGGTACTACTGAGTGTAATACTTACAATCACAGGAGCATATTTTTATGGTCACCACGCAGGATATAAAGAATGTTATGACGAGGCTGTGGCAAAGGTTGCAAGAGCTAATCAAGAAGCTCGTGCCAAAGAAACCGAGCTGAACGCCAAAGTCAACACGACCGCAAGTCAATTAAGGAAAGCAAATGATGAAGCACAGACTAAGATTATCAAGCTTACTGCTGATGTGCAGTCTGGTGCTTTGCGCTTGTCAGTCCCCCTCGCCTCCAATAGTGTATGTACCGCCGACTCCACCAGAGCTGCCAGCGGAGATACAAATGCAAGAGCCGAGCTTGACCCAAAGACTTCTCAAGATCTTATCAACATCACAGCAGACGGTGACAAGGCCATCCTCGCCCTCAACGCCTGTATTACCACCTACAACCAAGTAAGAGAAACCCTCAAGGAGAAGATAGATGATTAAACTAACCACGCCATTGATTGTTTTAGCTTTAGTAGGGTGCGCTTCTACTGACTATACAAAATACTCAGAAACTCAGGTGGCTATTGCTAGGTACAAGGCTGAATCTGAAAAAGCTAGGTACGCTGTACTGGCTGAGATTGTCAAGAAAGGTGACCCTACAGCATCGGTTGCGGCGGTCATGTCGATGCAAATGGGTATGAATGGTAATTCTCAAGAGCAACGCTTAGAGGCTCCTAGATCTTCTGGTGACGATATGCTCAAGTGGGCTTCTCTGCTGGTTCCAACAGCAGTACAGGGATTCGGTATATACGCCAACGCCAAGGTAGCCACAACCCAGTCTAACAACGCTACAACGACTGCTTTGAGCACCAACAGTACGTTTGCCAGTATTGCCAACACAGGTTCAAATAACCAAGCAAGCATGGCATCTAACTCAAATTCTGCTATTCAGAGCATTTCTGGTACAGCCACGACTGCGTTGACCAACATGGGTAGCAGTTCAAATACAGCATTGACAAGTATGGCTAACAACGCCAACACAGCTTTGTCTAGCATGGCGGCAAGTAACGCAAGTAACGTATCTAATGCTTTGACTAGCCAAGCCGCAGCATATAACAGTCTTATCACAACAGACTTAAATGTTTTAAACGCCGCAGTTAACAAGTTGACGATTGCTCCTGTGGTCATTACGAATGGATTGATTCAAAAATGAAGTGGGATTTAAAGGCTTTTGTAACTTTGATTGCATCCATTTCGTTGATGTGCGTGGTCTTTTGCATGATTTGGATGTTTATGTTGGCGGTGTATGACCCAACGGTAGATGACAAAATTGTGTTTGACATCATTGGCCCAGCATTTCAAACAATTGTGGGTGGATTTATTGGTTTAATTACAGGCATACATATAGGAGAAAAGAATGACGATGCTAACTAAGAACTTTACGATTGAAGAACTTACACATACTGATCATAGGGAGTTATCAAATGAACCTAACGAATCTGAAGCCAAGAATCTTCAGCGGCTTGCAGAATTTCTGGAGCTTGTTAAAGAGTTATTGGGCGGCAAGCCGATCATGGTTAATTCAGCGTTTCGGTCAAAAGCCGTGAACGATGCGGTCGG